TCGAGACGCCCGCTTCGCGGGCTCCTCAGGATGAGGAAAAATTGCATAGGGCATCAAAGGCTCACCTCATCCTGAGGAGCGGCCTGGCCGAAGGCCGGGGCGCGTCTCGAAGGACGCATTGGCGCGTGCCCGAGCTGGCGGCAGGATGTGGGCGCGGGCCGGGTCGAGGCGGAGCGGGCGGGCGCGCGGGCGCAGCGCGCGGCGGCGGGCCAAGGCCTCGAACATCGCAGAGAGGCGGCGCAGCAGCCGGTCGCCGTGCAGCGTGACGGCGATCACAGCACGCCCGCCAAGACGGCCGGGTCGGTCGGGCTCGGCGCCAGCAGGCGGGCGAAGGGCGAGACCGGCGCGGCGGCGCGGTATTGCATCAGGATCGTCTTCACGTCGTCGCCGATGTCCTTCTGGGAAAAGGTGACGGTTTCCGAGGTGCCGCGCGATTTCGCGACCTCGCCGATGCGGCTGCGCTCCTTGTAGCGCTGGCAGACCAGCTCGACGCAGGCCTGGGCGAGGTCGGGCGGCACCGTCGCGTAGCCGGCGGTGTAGGTCACGATCACGTTCTGCGGCCGGCGGGTGAAGACGAAGCCGCGCAGGGCGAGCTCGGTCGCGGTGAAAATGTAGCCCGGGCCAAAGCCGCCATCCGGCGGGGCGGGCGGGATGGTGAGGCCGTCGATCGTCAGCGACAGCACCGCCGTCACCGGGATGTTGGCGAAGGTGAGGCGCTGGCCGCCGGTGCCGTCGCGGATTTCGAGCCAATCCGCCGACAGGACGGGGCGGTGCAGCCAGGTCTCGATGTACCCGCTCGCCGTGGTGATCAGCCGGGTCAGCAGCGCGTCGTCGGTCGCCGGGAACGGTGCGGCACCTGCCTGCAGCCAGGCTTTGACATCGGACAGGGTGGTTAGGTCACCAAAGGCCATGAGCGAAATCCAACAAAATTTCACCACGAAGACACGAAGATCACGAAGAGGACGATTCCTCGAAACTTCGTGTCCTTCGTGCCTTCGTGGTGATGAGGTTTTGATAGATGCGTTTCGTCGTCCCGGCGAAAGCCGGGACCCATTGATCGGCCGGCGGAGCCTTCGTTTACACGATGATGTCAGAGACCCGCGGCACGATGGGTCCCGGCCTTCGCCAGGACGACGCTCAATGCGTAGGATGGGTTGAGCGCAGCGAAACCCATCAACAAGAATATTCACCGGTGAGACAGCGAGGCAGTGAGGGCACGCACCTCGCGCTCTCGCTGTCTCACTGCCTCACTGGTAATTCTTGATGGGTTTCGCGTTGCTCAACCCATCCTACGAACCCTGCGTTAAAGCGTTTGTTTTTTAGCCGTTGCCGATGTTGGTGATGACGCCCATCGCGAACGGGGCGTAGACGGCCAGAACCTCTTCGGCATAGACGCCGACCTGGCGCTGGCGGGTCACCACCGGCCAGTCGATCTGGTAATAGTCCTGCCGGGTCTTGAGTTCGGCGACGTTCGGCACATCGTTCGACTGGTACTGCACCGGCAGGTTCTCGGCCCAGCCGATGATCGTGCCGGGCGGGACGCGCGGGTGGATGCGGATCGGGATGCGCAGCCCGCCGTCCAGCGCGAACGGGTTGTAGTAGAACGACACCGCGCCGGAGGCGGCGATGTCGTAGCTCGACCCGTCGGCGCGCACCTCGTAATGGAGGAGCGGACCCGACGCGTTGGTCAATACCTTCGAGGTGATGTTCTTCAATTCCTGCGCGTTGACGTAGAGCACGGTCGGCGATAATTGGAAGTTGTTCCACATCGTCTGGAACATCGTGTCGATCTCGACGACCGAGCCGCGCCCGGACGCGGTCAGCGGCGTGCCGGTGCCGGCGGTGCCGGTCGCGAGGCTGGCGACATAGGCGCCGGAGCCGGATTTCAGCGCTGTCGTCAGGAGGCCGTCGAAGGCGGTGCCGGCGTTGGCCGAGTTGTCGGCGGTGACCGCGCTCTGCGCCTGCTGGCCGGTGGCGAGCGGAGCCGCGAAGGCGGCGCTGTTGATCGTCGTGATCGCCTGCAAGGTCTCGGCGTTGGTCGCGGTGCCGACATACCAGGCATAGGCGACCGCGCCCTGGATCGCGGCGACGCTGGCATAGAGGGTCTGGCCGGAGGTGACGGCCTGGTTCGCCTCGGCGCTGATGCTGGACGAGCCGCCCGACAGCGTGTAGGTTTTGCCGTCGGCGCCGGTGATCGTCTTCGTCGTGGCGATGCCGGCGGCGAGCGATGAATTCTGCCAGCCCTCGAACGTCAGCGCGGCGGCCTTGACGTAATAGGTCGCCGCCGGCAGCGTCGCGCCGCTGCCCGAGGCCGACAAGGCCGGCGTCGCCGGCGTGCCGAGCTGCAGCGAGGCGTTGCCGCCGAGGATCGCCATCTCCTCCTTCAGCATCATCTTCTGCAGCAGGCGGAAGGTCATGCGCGCCTGGATGTCCTCGAAATTGCGGCCGGCGCTGATCGCCTCGTAGGTCGCCGCATCCTCCTCGCCGATCGTGACGAAGCTCGCCGACTTCGTGGCGGTCGCGTACGACATCTGGCCGGAGCGCTGGCCCTCCGGGACCCAGCCGATCGCGTCGAAGCCGGAGCCGATCAGCGCGGTCACCTGGCGCCAGTTGGTGGCAGTGCCGGTGCCGCCGCCGACGCGCGGGATCGCGTTGCGGATCGGGGTGACGAACGGGTAGAGGTTCTTCGCCGGCGCCTGCAGATCGAAGGCGACGAGGCCGGTCGAGGTCGAGATCGATTTGGCGATGTTGTCGTCGGGCGCGGCGAGCGCGGTCTTGACGAGGTCGAGCGTGTCCTGGGTCGGGTTCATTCGAGTGCTCCGTTGGGAGGTGGAGAAGAATAATTTTCACCAGTGAGGCAGCGAGGCAGTGAGATGAAAAAAGGCCCGCGAAGCGGGCCTATCAGGTTTCACCACGAAGGCACGAAGGACACGGAGATGCCGTGCCGCGGCGGGCTTCGTGTCCTCCGTGTCTCCGTGGTTGAATTTTTTGGCCGCTACGCGGCCGGTATCTCACTGTCTCGCTGTCTCGCTGGTGAATTCGGACTTGCAGTTTGTAGGGCGGGTGTAGCGCAGAGGCTGGGCAAGAATGGCTGGATCGTGGTTTGCGTCCTTCGAGACGGCGCTTCGCGCCTCCTCAGGATGACGATCATCTTTAATGCCATCAAAGACTTATCGTCATCCTGAGGAGCGGTCCGGCGACGCCGGAGCGCGTCTCGAAGGACGCTGGATGGTGATGCAGCCAATTCTTGCTCAGCCTCGAAGCGCAACCCGCCGGCAGGCATCGTCGGTGAATGGCGGGTTACCCCCGGCTGTGCCGGGGTCCACCCGCCCTACGATTCCGGTATATCCGTCAGCGCAGGCGCGGGCGGAGCGGGTTCAGGTGGGCGGCCTTGATCAGCGCCAGGGTGCGGTCTTCGTCGGACAGGCGGGCCAGTGCGGCGACGATGTCGTCGGGCGCGGCGAAGGCGCCGCCGTCGTCGCGTTTCGACAGCGAGGCCGGGGCACGGGCCATCGCCGCCGGCGGCAGCGGGGTCCGCGCGATCGCCTCGACCCGCTCGGCCAGCGCGTCGAGGCGCGGCAGCAGCGTGTCCGTCACGGATTTGCCGAGGTCTTCGCCGGACGCGGCCTTGGCAGGCTCGCGGTCGAAGGCGATGCCCGGGCAAACCGCACCGGCGCGGCACAACAAATCGTGCGCGCGCTGAATATGGCCCAGTGCCGAAACCAGGTCGTCCGCCGCCTTCGCGGTCTGGTCGCGTTCCGGCTCACGGTGCATCGCAGGCGGACCCTTCGGGTCGATCCGCTCCTCCCAGGCCGCGACGATGCGCGCCTTCAGCGCGGCGAGATGCGCGGCGCCGTAGCGGCGGGCGTTGGCCGGCTCGTGGATGTAGGCCCAGGCGGCGCGGATATGCGACGGGGTGTCGAGCGGGTAGCGCGGCTTTCCGTCGGACTGCCAGCCGGGATCGGCGAAATGGTGACGGTTTTCATCACCATTACCGGTGCCGGTGTCACCCTCGGCCTTCCAGCAATCGAACACCGCCTCCGGATTGGCCGGGCGGTCAACGACGGAAATTTCGGTCAGGGTGACGCCGGTGATGCATTTGCGGTCGGCCGGGTCGCGGGCGGTGACTTTGCCGCCGATCGAGAACCCCTTGTAGACGCCCTCGACGACCTTTTGCCACGCCTCGTCATCGACGATCTTGGCGCCGAGATAGAGGCCCTTGTCGTCGAGCTCGGCCTCCGTGGCGACGCCGACCGCCGAGTTGCGGTGCATCTCGCGGATGTTGGCGAAGCGCATGTAGTCTTCGAGCGCGGCGGCGAGCGCCTCGCGCTTGACGATCTCGCCCTGGCCGTCCTCGGCCTCGGTCGAGGCGTAGCCCCAGACCATCCGTTGGTCGGCGTCGATCTTGGTGATGGTGCCATAGAAGCGCATCGGACCCTCGATCCTGTGGTGAACCGGCCGCGCGGCGGCCTGAAAAGAAAACTCTTTCAACGCAGAGGACGCGAAGGGAACCGCAGGGACGCGAAGGCGCTCCGATCCCTCCGCGACCACCGCGTGTCCTCTGCAACCCTCCGCGTTGAAGCTTTTTGCGCCTGCGGCGCGTGTTCTTCACTGCATCAGCGGCAGCACCGCGTAGGGCGGAAAAGCGAAGCGCATTCCGCCGAAACCGGCGCAAACGCACGGTCGGAATGGCGGAATGCGCGCCCGCTATCGCGGCCGCTGTTCCGCCCTACGGGTACTGCCTCAAATTGGGTCGGACGAAATATGCTCTTCAATGAACAGCAGCGCCCGCAGCTCGGCCTCGGTCAGTTTGTATTGCTCGAGGTCCGGTTCTGAGCCGGTTTTGGAAAGCTCTTGAAATTCCCGGTACTTACGGTCCATGTGCAGGAAAATCTCGTGGATGTCCGGCGGAAACGGGGCGACACAGTCGATCCTGCTTTTGACCTCTCCCAACTCGACACCGGTTTGCCGATCGAAGCGGAGATCGTCCTGCGTATGGATTCTGCGTGCAAAAATCGTCGCTTCGTTGAGTGCGGTGACCAGACAGACCGGGCTCGCCCCGTTGGGGCTCCGAGCGTGAAAGATGTCTCCCACGACCAAGCTGCGGAGCGCGGTCTCCCGATCGGTCACGATAGCTGGTCCTCGTCATTGGTCGATGGGATAGAATTCCAAATCCTTTGCCTGCGCGGCTCCAGCGGTCGGGTCTGCGCTGAGCGGCACCGGGCCGGCGGTGCCGTAGACCATCGGGCGGTCGCCGCCGGGGACCGGGTCGAGGCCCAGAACTTCACGTGCCTCGTTGATGGCGTAGATGCCGCTGCGGACGTAGAGGTCGAGGAGCTTGGATTGCCGGTCCGGGTCCTCGGGCTTGAGGTCGAGCCAGGCGAATTCGAGGTTGGGCGCGCCGAAGCGGTCCTGGATCACATGGTCGGCGAGGCGCTTGACCCAGCCCATCAGCGGCGCCAGGCCTTCGTTCAG